CAATTGCAAAGAGTGACACAAGCAGTAATGGATTTTTCTACTGCCACAGGAAAAGACCTAGAAACATCGGCTATGCTGTTCGCTAAGGCCGCCGAAGGTATTACCGTAGGATTTTCAAGATACGGTTTAGCGATAGACAAGAATATCCCTAAGACAAGGATTCTCGACGAGGTATTGACATTCGCGGAAAAGCATTGGGGAGGAAGGGCGCAAAAAGATGCAGAAACTTTCTCCGGTCAAATTGCGATCATGTCAAATAATTTCGATGAACTGAAAGAATCTTTAGGAAAGATAGTCATTGAGGGGTTGCAGTTACCTAAAGTTATACAATATTGGAAAGAACTTTTACAATTTTATAATCTTTCAGTCCAACCAAAAACTCCAATTTCCTATTTAAGTGTTGAATTAGAAAAAGTTAATAAACAAATAGTAGAATTTGCGACTCTTTATGGGAGAACAGTAGAAGAATTATCAACTGAAGGACCTATAAAATCTAATTGGTTTAATGATTTATTTGGGTTTACAGGTAAAACAGGAGAAGCTTCCGCTAAAGCGAGAGATCTTTTGATCCAAAGAAAAAATCTCACCGCAGAGATGGAACGCCAAGCAGTTGCCGAAGCAAAAACAAAGCATAAAGCTATTACTGAAGCTGATGAATTAGCAATTGTCCAAAAAAGAATAAAAACAATTGAGCAATTCAATGACCAATGGGTGGAATCTGAACGGAAAAGAGTTTCTTATGCAAAACAAGTCTGGCAAGATGATTATAAAAATTTCAGGAAAGCTATTGATGAAAAAATTGCATTAGACAAAGTAGGAACAGAAGAATACAAAAAAAATCTCGATGATAAATTTAATCTCGAAATATTAAATCAAAGAAAAATAGAAGAATTAAGGAAACAACAGATCGCAGAAAATAGACGTAATCCCAGGATGGAAGATTGGCAAGATAGTGTTGCATCATTGAAAGAATATCTCAGCCCATATGGACAAGCCTATGTCGAAGTGATGACTGAAACCGCGCATAGTGCTGAAAAGGCTCTATCCGATGGGTTTGTTAAAGTGATAAAAGGTGATTTTGAAAGTTTACAAGATGTAGCTGCAGATTTTGGCGATGCTATGATTGGAATACTAGCACAGGTAGCCGTTAAATCACTATTAGTTAGTATAGGTATGTCTTCATTTATGGGTATTGCCCACACTGGTGGTTATATTTATTCTAAAAATCCAAGCTACGGAGGTTCAGAACCCCGTAAATTCCATTCAGGCGGTGAAGTTCCGGCAACATTGCTTGAAGGCGAATATGTGATGAACCGCAATGCGGTCAGGAATGTCGGAGTAGGGAATCTTGATCGGTTGAATAGGGGTGAAAGTGCGGGAGGTGGAGAAACAATAAATAATTACTACATCCAAGCCATCGATGTAAAATCATTCCGTGATAGATTAGAACAAAACGGTGATATCTACGCAAATGCAAGTGAAATGAATATCCGTAATAACGGATCACTAAGAAAAACAAATATGTCGTATGCGTAAGGAGGGAGTATGCCCGAAGATATTTTAGATATAAAGATAAGTCGAGTACAACGAAGAATAGATATGTTCCAAAGGAAAAAAGAACAAATAGAAAGTCATATGATTAAATTCATTAATGAACTTTCTCTTTTACAAGAAGAAAAAATTGAGAAGGAAAAAAATAAATAATGGCTACTGTTCACATCACTAACGCTACAGAATTACAGGCAATTAATACAAGTCTTGGTGATGATTATATTCTTGATAACGATATAGATTTAACAGGAGTAACATGGACTCCCCTAGGTAATGGTTTGGGAGATGACCCATATTTTTATGGTACTTTCGACGGACAAGACCATTATATTCGTAATCTAAATCTTATTGCTAAAGATGCAACTACTGACGGTTATGTAGCTGGATTATTTGGATATATTGAGAATGGATATGTAAAAAGCAACGAATTTGCAATAAAAAATTTACATCTTGAAAACTGTACTATTGACATAACTGGGTTTGATAATGGTTTTGGTACTGGGTTGCTCCTTGGGTATGGGATGCAGGCAGTCATAGAAAATTGTTCCGCGACAGGCGCAATCATATGTTCCGGGACGAATGATTGTGATGATGTCGGAGGACTAATAGGATATCTGGAATCAGCACATGGAAGAGGTCCAGCATCAGCAGCTGAATGTTTTGCTGACGTTGACATAGATATTGGGAACGGAGATGGGTCATTGATTGGAGGTTTAATTGGGGATACTTTTAATGTTACTGTAATCAACTGTTATGCAACTGGTGATATTGATAGTGGAATTTACGGATGGCAAGTCGGAGGTTTAATTGGCGCAGCCCAGCAGACATCTACTACTAACTGTTATGCAACTGGTGATATAACTGGCAATGAATACATAGGTGGTTTTATTGGACTTGTTCCTGGGGTGTATGTAGAAGATATTTTTACTAATTGTTTTTCAGTGGGGATAGTTACTGAAGTTGGTTATCTTGCAAGATGGAACGGAGGTTTTATGGGGGGGATATTTCTCTCATCTTATGGGTCACCTCCCATCGTAAATTGTGCATGGGTTACTACGTCATTTACGTATGCTATAGGAGATCAACAAACAGCAACTCTTGGGGTAGGTAGTTATGGAACTGATGAGATAGACCAGACTAAATTCTATAATGTCATTAAAAAGTCTCCTTCACATCCAGTCTATGACCAGGGGAATGCTAACTCTTGGAATTTTATAACCCCAATATGGTATGAATGGACTAATACCTATCCTTTATTCATTCCACAGCCAGCTATTGATTACATTGACGAAGAAGAATATCCTATATTTGATTTAACCCCTGATTTCGGGGTTGAGGAATCGATCAATTTTAATTCCAATATAACCGAACAGAGCCAGGGATTAGAGCAACGATATCCATTATGGGATTTTGGGATACGAACCTACAAACTTACTTGCTCTTATTTAACAAAAGAAAATATGGATCTGATCTGGGATTTCTACCGTGCCAGATTAGGATCGTACCAACCTTTCCTTGTCAAAGTGATGCATGAATACCAGGCGGTAAGCGAAAATGTGGGGTTAGCTGATGGATCCACTAGTAGATTTACTTTACATCATTTTCCGGTAGACAATGCTTTATATAACTCATGCACGGTAGGTGGTTCAGTAAATGGACAATATGTTCTAACAAATGATTTTATCAATGAATTAGCATATATAGATTTTTCTCTTGCACCTGGTTATGGAACAATTTTAGTTAATTATGAATATTATTATAGAATGAGGTTTATAGATGAATCTTTAAGCAGAAATATAATGGCATACCAATTATTAAATACAAGTATGTCATTAAAAGAGGTTCGTTGGAGTTCATTCATACCACCTAATAGTAATTCTAGCAGTTCCAGCAGTTCAAGTTCTTCGAGTAGTTCATTAAGTTCTAGTAGTTCTAGCAGTTCTAGTTTAAGTGCATAATATGGAAATACTTACTCTTACACCTGAATTTGGTCTTGAAGAAGGGGTTCTATATCTTAATGATATATTCGAATCTGAAAGTGGCAGGGAACACCGCGATGCATTGTGGGATTCAGGTCTGCGCACTTATAAACTTACCTGTAGATACCTTACCGAAGCTACAATGAATGCAATCTGGGATTTCTATAGGGCTAGGAAAGGCGCGTATGATCCGTTCCTGATTAAAATACTGCATGAATACCAGGTAACCGATGAGATAGTGGCTTCTGCCAATGGGGTAACTGCTCAATTTGCTTTACACCATTTCCCTGTTGATACAACTACGAACTACTCTTGTACAGTTAATGAAGTTGCTAATACAGACTTTACTTTATCCAATGATTTTGATAATGAGATATCATATATTAATTTTAGCGTAATTCCTTCTTCCGGTCTTATTAAAGTATCATATGAATATTATTTTAAAGTTAGATTCACAGAAGATACTTTATCAAGGCAATTAGTAAATTACCAATTACTACATACGGGATTAACTTTGCAAGAAGTTAGATGGTTATCATTCGATTCACCTAATGGTAATTCAAGTAGTTCAAGCTCATCTAGTATTTCTAGTAGTTCATCAAGCTATAGCAGTTCAAGTTCTTCTAGTAGTTCATCAAGCTATAGCAGTTCAAGTTCTTCTAGTATTTCTAGCAGTTCAAGTTCTTCTAGCAGTTCTAGCACATAAGGAAATATTAAAATGTATAGTTTATCATCTACACTAACAGCGATAAAAAACCAGGTTCAGCATAAACCGGTTGAAATACACGATATTTATTTTGGAAGTCAAGTTGCTGAAGATAGCTCTACCCTCCATTTAGTAAATTTCTATAAAATAATAAATTTCTTTTCTTATATAGGGAATGAACCTACGCAGTATATACCACTTGCTATGCAAAGATCAGGGATCAAAAGAACTTCTACAGGGGAAATAGAAAATGTAAATTACCAATTAGACAATGTAAACAAAGAATTAAGTGACCTGGCAAACCAATACGACTTCCGTAATAAACGAATGGTAACTAGGTTGATATTCCGTGACCATCTTGATTCTTACGCGGATGCAAAAGTAGTATTCGATGGATTCATCCAAGCAGTATCGTTTGAACAAAAAAAAATGCAGACAGTATGCGTCCCCAAATTGGGATCTTTAAAGTTTGAAACAGGATGGCCTTATCAGATTTATTGCAATGCAAGATTTGGTGATGCGTATTGTACGGTAGATAAAACTCTTCCTGCAAACAAAAAAACTGGAACCGCTACTGGAGGAACACACAGCACTTTAATAGACTCAACTATTTTGACACAAGCAGATGATTATTGGAATAATGGAATAGTAGTATTCACTTCTGGGGATAATAATGGATTATTCAGGAAAGTAGTTGATTTTTCTAATACCGCATGTATGGCTACCTTAGATTACGATTTGGATCATAATGTAGCAGTAGGGGATACTTATACTATTTATAGAGGATGCAACAAAACATTGTCTAGATGCAAGAACACATATAGCAATGATGCTAATTTCCACGGGTTCCACAGTATACCATTACAAGATTAAATGACTGAATTTGATAAAAATAAACTTATTGGGATACCATTCAAACTTAATCGCAAGGATTTCGATGGATGTGATTGTAGAGGGATTGTATGCCTTTATTATAAATATGTTAAAAATATAGAACTTCCATTTACTGATGGTAAAAGAATATTTTTCAGAAATAGAAAACATGATGTTGCTAGGATAATTGCAGTTATATCAAAAATTATGAATCCAGTTTCTTTCTCAGAATTAAATGAAGGGGATCTAGTCATATTGAAAAATATATGCGATAAAGGAAATGGTGGATTAGGAGTTTGTATTAATAAACATCAGGTTTTACATATGGACCAAGTAGTTGGATCATGCCTTACTAAATTAGAATATATAAAACCAGTATTTCTATTTGGATTCAGACTAATATGATATATCTATTGTTTATTTTTATTTTTCTCTTGCCTAAAATAGTTTATGCGGCTCCAGCTGTTATTGTTATAGGGTACATATTGTCTGTCGCAGGTGTAGGTATGTATGCGTATACAATAGCATCAGTTATTGTTACTGTACTAACTGTAGCAGCTAT